ATAAATGGCGACAACGATTAAATCAACAGCTTTAGACTTTCAGGCAATTAAAAACAACCTGAAAGAATACCTAGAACAAGAAAAAGAATTTAAAGATTTTAACTTTGAGGCGTCAGGTCTTTCAAATGTTCTTGATGTGTTGGCATACAATACACACATGAATGCATTGACCGCTAACTTTGCTTTGAACGAAGCATTTCTTGGAACTGCACAACTTCGTAGTTCTTTAGTATCTCTTTCTGAGGGTATCGGTTACATTCCCGACAGTAGGAATGGTTCATTAGCGCAAATCAAAATGTCGTTAAACCTTTCGGGTATATCTAATCCCAGTCCTAGATTGTCACTCTCTGCTGGATACAAATTCGCATCTTCGGTTGACGAAGTTGACTATACCTTTCAAACGACCGAAACCATTACCGCATCTAATGATGGGTGTGGTGTCTACGAGTTTAAATTAGATAATGGTTCTAATATTATTCCAATTAAAGAAGGTATTTCTAAAACTAAGACGTTTATTTCAGGCGATAATACTGAGAATATTACATACATCATTCCAGATAAAAACTTAGATCTTTCTACCGCTGTTGTCAAAGTGTATCCACATCCAACTTCAGATGAATTTACATCATACAGCAATATTCTTGAAACAACTGTTATCAATGAGAACACTACCATTTACATTCTAAAAGAAATGCCTAATGGTTACTTTGAATTGACATTCGGAAATGGCACTACGTTAGGTAAGACGCCTCTGCCTGGCAACAAGATTGTTGTTGAATACTTGTCTGTGGCTGGAGAAGATGCAAACTTCGCTTCAGTATTCGAACCAGTAAGTGCCATCGCAAATGTTGCTCCTCAAGTAAATCAGGTTCCAACGGTAACAACGGAATCTAGAAGTTCTGGGGGTGCTGATAAGGAATCTACCGAGTCTATTCGTAAGAATGCGCCATTCCAATATGCATCACAAAATCGAATGGTAACTCACGCTGATTACTCTTCACTTGTTTTGCGTAACTTCTCATCATTAATCAAGGATATTAAGTCTTGGGGCGGAGAAGATAATATCGTTAAACAATACGGTTGCGTGTATATGTCGGTACTGTTTAACAGTGACATTCCTCAGGCCACTGTCGATGCGACTAAAACCTCTATTCTAGATCTCGCTGAACAACTCGCAATCGCTTCTTTTGATTTGAAGTTTTCTGATCCAGTTAAAACTTTTGTCGAACTAGACACTAAGTTTCAATTCAATGAAAGACTTACCTCATTGACATTGAATACAATTAAATCTCAGGTTGAGGATGTTATTAGAAATTACTTTATTGAGAATACAGGGAAGTTTGACCTAGCATTTAGACGTTCTAATTTATTGACTTTAATGGACGATGTATCTACTGCTGTTCTATCTTCACGTACTGACGTTAAGATGCAACAGAGAATCACGCCTATACTCGGTGGTAAGTACGACTATAAATTAAAATTCCCAGTTGATATTGCTGTCCAAGATGACGATGAGTATATTATTTCATCGACTAACTTCACGTTAGCTGGTGTTAACTGTAAAATACAAAATAAATTAAGTAGCAATACCTTACAGGTTATTAACTTACAAGATAACCGAGTGATTGCCGATGATGTCGGATACTATACGACAGATGGTAACATACACTTGGTCGGTCTTCAAGTTGACAGTTTGATCGCTGGTCAAACGCAAATTAAAATTTCAGCAGTAACGGCGAACCAATCAGCAATTGTTCCCACTAGGAACGATGTTTTGGAATATGACGAATCTGCTTCTAAAGTAACTGGTGTACTAACCACAGCGACTAACTAATGAACGTAAACGGACATCACGATAAGACATTACATGACTTAGGTCGAAGAGAGTTAAACCTTCGTCACTATAAGGTTGAGGAAGTATTACCTGACCATATTGTCGATAACTATCCAAAATTAGTAAAACTGTTGGAAAAATACTTCCATTTTGAAGATCAAAGTTCATCACCGACAGATCTTTTGAATGAACTGTTTACGTTAAGAGATATCACACAAACTGATATAGATCTGTTGTCTTTTCTTGAAGACGAGTTACTATTAGGTCAGTCTTACTTCGAGGGTTTCCAAGATAAGAGAGAGGCAGCAAAGTACTCGAATACATTGTATCGATCAAAGGGTACTAAGTATTCGATACAACAGTTCTTCCGTACATTCTTTGGTATAGATCCAGAGGTGGTTTATACAAAGAAGAATATATTTAATTTAAATGAGTCTGAGATAGGCCCATCGTCACAAAGATATATTACAGACGATAAATTATATCAGACATTTGCAATTCAAATAAGAAGTGAATTGTCTATATCAAAGTGGAGAGAAATCTATAAGTTGTTCGTTCACCCAGCTGGTATGTACTTAGGTTCTCAAGTATCGTTACAAGGTGTTGTTGATATTGACTTTGAAATACAACCGCCCCCAGGCTTGTTGGACATTCCTCCACGAGAAGTTGAGTGTATTGCTAATATGCCTCAGTTTGCATTTGCTGCTCATACTGCATTATTCGATGTTCCGATGGAACATTTAGGAGGAGACACAATGGAATTCAGAACGAACCTAGGAAGTCCGAACACTTATCCGACATTTGGTGGTAACGATATTAAAGATGTTGGTGATCTTACGATCGGTGAACTTCATGGTCTACAGAGTAGTATGTTAGAATATCTAGAACCTAACTCACCGACATTTGATGAAGATTCTGATGAACAAGGTTCCTCAATGGGTCTATCAAGTACCGAAACGATCGATCAAGATCAATGGACTTGGAAGAATGTTATCAGGTCTGATACTGATAATACATACATGCAAAATCATCCTACAGGGCCTACAACTGGTGACTCAGATGGCGAAATAACTCTTGATGAGTTGATATAAAACGTATAAATACAATCATAGAACTTTTAGGTAAATGTCAAAATGACAAGACAAGTATTAAATAGAGGCACAATCGCAAACGATGGTAATGGGGATACTCTCCGTACCGCAGCGTTGAAGATTAATGCGAATTTCGATGAACTGTACCAATTTCTTGGTGGACAGACAGACGGAACCCTATCAAACGAGATATCGATAGAAAACGATGCGATTGTCTTCGAAGGCACATCCGCTAATCAGTATGAAGTCAGATTGAAGGCGGCTAACGCAACTGCGGATCGTATTCTTACTCTTCCAAATGCGAACGGTGAGTTTGTTCTCACGACTGCGACTCAGACATTGACTAACAAAACAATTACTGCACCTGTAATTTCATCTGTTCAGATAGATGACACTAGTGGTAATCACCAGTATATTCTTGGTGTAAGTGAACTGACGGCAGATAGGACTGCGACTCTACCTTTACTATCGGGTAATGATGAGTTTACTTTCAATGGTCACACACAGACATTGACCAACAAAACACTTACTACGCCCTCTATCAGTTCACCAAGAATGACTGGTTCTATCAATGATAACTCTGGTAACGAACTAATAGAACTTACTTCAACGAGTCAGGGTTGTAATCACATTGAGGTTGTTAATAACTCTACTAATCTAAATCCTAGAATCTCCGCTAAAGGAGATGATACCAACATTAACTTAGAGTTACATGGTAAAGGTACTGGTGCAGTTGCGATAGAATCCAAACTTACATTAAAAACAGAAGGTATCACCACTTCGGGTGGTGCTATTAGTTTGAATGCGCCTATATCTTACTTCAATCGTGGCGGTTCAAGCAACACAAAAGTTTTACCGAACGGTCTAGAAGATGGTGAAGTCAAATATTTAATAAACATAAACGCAAATGGTGTTTATACAATTACCATTACTGGTAACCCAACTGATACAGACAGAATAGTATTAGGGCCTGGTCAGTCGGTTCATCTGGTTTGGGCAGATGTGGGTGGAACGCAAAATTGGTACGTAATTTCAAATAACGGCGCAACGATTGAATAGGAAAAGTAAATGAGTGCTATAGTAACAGACAAAATTAAAAAATTATTTCTTGAAGACATGTTCAAGGATTTCGATTCGGCTGGTGTAAGGTATTATGCTGGTATTGGTCGTGCCGAACAATGGGATGCACAAGACAATGTTGCGACTCCGCAACCACGTGGTCGAGATGAACGTGATGCACGAATGAATATGCAGTCTGTTAAGAACATTACGGACAGATCCTTTGTCGTTCCTCGTAGCAACTGGGCATCTGGCGCACAGTATTCTCAATACGATGACGCTACTGTCGGTTATCCTCTTCAACCTTACTATGTAATGAATAGTAACCAAGAAGTCTACATTTGTTTACAACAAGGTAGGGATGCAAACGGATCTCCAGTAAACTCCACAGAACAACCAACAGGTAAAACGACAGGTGTTCCATTTACTACATCAGACGGTTATGTCTGGAAATTTATCTACTCCATTGGTGCGTTACGTGCATCTAAATTCCTATCATCTTCTTACATGCCTGTACAAATTATTGACTCCGATCAAGCGGCATCTGTTGATGCGACTTCGGAACAAGTAGAACAACGTGCGGTACAATTAGCGGCAAGGCCTGGCGAAGTGGTGGGTGTTGAAGTTATTGAGCCAGGCGCTAGTTACACAGGCAATCCATTGGTAAGAGTTATTGGTGATGGGATAGGATGCGAACTGCAACCTATTGTTAGTGGTAACGCAATTATTGACATAAGGGTAAAAACCGACTCAGACGGAAACCTTCAGGGAACTAACCCAACAGGTTGGTCAACTGGTTCATTCCGTGGTTCGGGTTATAAGCGTGCTAGTGTCGCTATCTCTGGTGGTGGTGGTACAGGTGCATCTGGACGAGTTATTTTAGGCCCAGAAAATGGTCTGGGTGCAGACCCAAGAGATGATCTAAAATCTGGCGCATGTATGTTTAATGCCAAGATTGACGGTGATGAAGAGGGCGACTTCTTACTAGGGGATAACACTTTCCGTCAAGTTTTACTTTTGCGTAACCTGTTGGTTAGAGATTCTGATAATAGAACTGATGATAATTTCTACACGGACGCTACTGGTAATACTTTGGACAGAATGTCTTTAACTTCCGTTCAGGGTACTTTCTTTGAAGATACTATTGTAACTGCAACTTCAGGTAACTCGCCCTTTTCTTCAGCATATATCGATACAGTAGATTCTGTTAATACTGCAACTAGTACTGCAAGATTATTGGTTCATCAAAATGAAGGAACTGGGTTCACGCAATTTGGCGATCAAAGTAATTTGACGGTACAAGATGGAAGTGGTGCTCAGGGTACTATTAATAGTTATATTCGAGGTGTGGTAGATCCGCTTTCTGGGGATCTCCTATATATTGATAACAGAGCGGCAGTTGATCGTTCAGCTGAACAAACAGAAGATTTAAAAATCGTAATACAACTCTAAGGTAATATAGAAAAATGGCAACGACTTATACAGAAAATACTTTTGCGACCACCTATAAAGATGATTACGATGTCACTAAGAATTATCATAAGATTCTATTCAATAGTGGTAAAGCGTTACAAGCAAGAGAGTTAACTCAATTACAAACATCGATACAAAATCAAATTTCTCAACTTGCTGGAAACTTATTTAACGAAGGTGCGGCTATATCGCCCGGCTCGTTCCGAGTGGATAACAAACTAGAATTTGTTAAGATAGACCCTGCGACACCGTTCCCATCTGACCCAAGTGTCTTAGAAGGTCTTACGTTTGATATCGGAAGTACGGGTAGTGGTAAATCGTTTTCTGTTGTTCACGCAATTGCAACAGAGAATGGTGATCCCGATACATTGATCGTAGAGTATGTAGGAGATAACTCTGGTAGTGTGACAGGAACAAGAGCTTTAGCAGGACAAAGTTTGATTGCTTCCGATGGTAGTAATTCGTACACATTCGATGTCCAAACTGTGAACACTTCTAGTAATCCTGCTGTAGGATTAGGGTCTGCTATGTCAGTAGACGAAGGTCACTTCTTCGTACAGGGTCATGTTGTTTACTGCCCTCCACAAAAATTAATTTTTAGAAAATACGAAAACAATCAGTCTAGTCGTTTTGGTTTCAAGATTAGTCAAGAGATTGTCAACGTCAACGATGACGAGTCGTTATACGACAACCAAGGCGACACTCCTAATCTGACATCGCCAGGCGCTGACCGTTATCGAATTACACTTACTCTTGCTGATGCTAGAGTTGTTCTGAATGAAGATAATTTTATTCCTGTTGTGGAAGTTGTTGGTGGTCAGATTGTTTCTAAAACAACATCGAGTTCTGGGTTTAAATCTATTAAAGATGAGATGGCAATTAGGACTTATGAAGAGTCGGGTGATTACGTTAAACGTTATTTCCGTGCTTCTTTTGAACCTAATGATGAGACCACATATAAGTTAAAGGTCACGCCAGGCACTGCATATGTTAGAGGTTATCGTATTAACAAAGATGCTGCCACAACTATTATCTCGGATAGACCGACTGATACCATCAAACGAAATAATGACACGGTAACTGTTGACTACGGAAATTATTTCCTGTATACTGACGGTAAAGGTGATATGCCAGACTTCAGTGTTTGTGAAGAACTGCAATTAAGAGATGGTGTTAATGGTACTGGTAATATAATCGGTTCAACACGTGTCCGTGCTTTGAACAAGTTAGGTACTGTTTCTTCTACCAAAAGATTGCATGTTTTTGATACTAAAATAACAAATGAAGATAAAAGTATCAGAGACATTCAATCTATTGTAACCAATTCTAGTTCTCCAACATCTCATTACTTAAACATATATCGAACTAACAGTAAGACGATATTGTACAAGTCAGAAAAGAAAGCGGTAATGTTTGACAGTCCGTTACCTAGACCCAAGGATTTTACAGATCACGTATACACTGTAGCTAAAAAGAAAAGTTTCACAGCAAGCGGAACATCAGAAACAATCTCTAGAAC